ATACAAGGCAGACCAATAGATACCTCTTTGGTGGTCTGAACGAATAATGTTCTTAGGTATTTCTAGTTTAGGGAATAGAAAACTTCTGAATCTATTTCTATGGTCTCTTTTCCAAGGTTGACCATTCTCTCGTGTTGCTACATAAAGTGAGAAGAATCTATCGTTGTAGTTCTTTTCTCCGTACTTCAGCATCTCGCGTTCGGTGTCTTTGGTCAATTCGTATGTCATAGAACCATTTGAGTATCCACATTTCTTCCAATGTTTAAGTCTATCGTATTGTGATAAACCACCTGTCTTGGATTTACCATACAAAGATGTAGTTGTGACACTGACTAGTTTATTGCCATAGTTTTCTTCCCACTGTTTCTGTATATCATCTGATAGACATAGAAGTGCAAGTAGTTTTCCACCTGTATAGTTATACCCTAGTGGTTGTAATGGTACAATTGTAGAACCAATACATGAATGATTTAAAATACCACTGTTGGTTTTGAAATCTCTTTCCCAACCGATATGATTATCACGAGGAGTCAAGTCAATGAAATCACCTGTGATACAGATAACTCCTAGATATTTTCCTGTTGGTTTATCTCTGACAACATAGTGTAGATTTCTACCGATGTTGGAAGAGTTCTTCATTGTAGATGTAAATGTTCTGATACAATTCCAGATTTCTGACCATGAACCTGCAGAGAAGTTATCGTCTCCTTCTTTTGAGGTGTATATCAATTCTGGTTCTAGTTTTTCAAAGTCTTCATATGAATTAGGCATCCATATATTACTCTTCACTTCGTTAATAAGTTTTACATGTTTCTCATTTACGAATTGTTTCTCTGAACCGAATAAAGTTCCTATCTCATGTGTAGGATATTTACGGTGTATCTCCTGATACTTCAAGTATAAAGTGTATTCTTCTACTGTCATTTGAGATACAAAAGATAAGTCTTCTGTAATTCTATCTCTCATCATAGACCTGCCTAGTGCATCAGGTTCTACATAGTTTTCTTTATACTCTTCGTATTGTTTCTGTATTAATTTATCATCAAACATTGAAATCCTGGTATTTTTCTGCACCTCGGGTTCTATCAAATACTGGTACATCATCACTGATATTTGTATCACTATCTACTAGTTCCTCTTGTGCATCTTGTTCACAATCGTATAACTTCATACGACTTCTATCGATACCAATGACGAATCTTTTGAAGACTGTTGGGTCATTGTATCTATTCTTTAATTGTTTGACTACCATTTGGTCTAACTCTTCTAATTCTTCTGAAGATATTAGTGCAAACATCATATCTGCAGTTGCAGGTAAACCAAAAGATTCTGAAGTATCTTCAAGACCAATATCAGTTGAACCATAACCACTTCTTGTAGTTTGAGTTGCACTCATAATTGGTACATCAAACTCTACTGCAAGACCTCTAAGTTCTTCTGCAATACTCTTAACAAGTGTATAAGAGTTTGCACCAGCACCAGGTCTGATTCTGTGTGATGCACATATGTTTAGATAGTCAATGAATATCATATCAGGTTTGAAATCTTTTTTGATTTCTAGTTCTTGTAATAGATGTCTAAAATGACCGACATGTGCCGATGCAGTAGGATATTCTTTAATGATAAGTCTGCCTTTTGTTTTTGCACGAATCTTATCAATCTTTTTATCATACATTTTCTTGGATAAATCAGGTAAGTCTTTCATAGGAACATTCAATACATTTGCATCTATTCTCTCTGCAATTCTTTCTTCTGACATTTCAAGGGTAATGTATAGTATGTTCTTGTTCATCATCAAACCAGCAGATGCCATATGACACATGAATAAGGACTTACCAACACCTGTTCCTGCAAGGCAGATATTAAGTGTTTTGTTTGGAAGACCACCTTTAGTAATCTTGTTGAAGTATTCTAAGTCAAACGGAATCTTCTCTTCTTCCGTGTGATAGAATTCAAATCTTGCATCTGCATCTTCAATCTGGTCATGACCAATATGTTGGTCAAATGATACAGACAATGCATCTTTTAAAAGTTCAGGTATTTCACCAGTTGACCTTTGAGATTTCTTATCGATAACCTCAATAGAATCCATGACTGCAATATAGATTGCTCTATCTTTGCACCACTTTTCAGTCTCTTCAACGAGCCAATCCATTGGAGTTGTCTCTTTGTCAAATTGACTGATTACGGTTTTAGACATTTTCAATTCGTTCTCGTTAAGAGAAGTATTGTTATCTAAGTTTATGAGAAGTGCTTCCGTAGTAGGTGGTTTAGTATACTTTAAGAAATATTCTTGTATCTCTTTGAATACTACCTTCTCGTCACTCTCGGTGAAATACTCTGATTTTAGGAAAGGTAAAACCTTCCTAGTAAAGGGTTCATTCTGAATCAGATTCTTCAGGATTGTCTGTTCTAATCTCGCTATTGCTTCCATATTTAAACTCTGTATTAACTGCTTGTTCTAATGATTCCATAACTTCTTCAGTGAAGTATTTTTCAGGATTATTGTTAATGGTTTTACCAAATTCGGTTTTGCCATTCGGTAGTTTCACTCTTGTTGATGATTTCTCAAAGACACCATGTTTGAGTGCAAGGTCTAGTAGACCATAATACCTATCAAGACCAGTGTCGTATGATAATCTCACATCAACAACTTTGTTCTCAACAGTAAGTCTGGACTTTGCATTCTTACAGTGAATAATATTACCGATAATATCTGTTCCGTCTTTCTCTTTTCTCTTAGAGAGATAGATAATTGATGATGCAGCGTATTTAAGACCACTACCACCACCCATTTCTTTTTGTGGGAACATAGAACCAATTACATCGTAAGTATGGTTAGTGACAATCATAGGAACTTTTGCTCTACCGAGTTTTAAAGTTAACACTCTGAATGCACCTTTTACAATTTGGGCACGAGTCATATCTTTTGTCTCTTTGCCCTCTGCAGTATCTTCGATTTCTTTAGTAGTTGATAACATACCAAGTGAATCTAATACAAACATCATAGGTGGTCGTTCTGACTCATCTGTTTCTAAATATTTGTCTAAGATACTTATTGATTGAGTTCTGAACTGTTGAACAGTCACAACTGGTACAATAACGATTCTCTTTGAATCTATACCTCTTTCTTCAATCATTTCTTTTGTGATTGCAGATTCAGATTCAAAGTAGATTACTGCAGCGTCTGGATTATCTGAAAGGAATTGTTTAACCATTCCTAGTGCAAAGAAAGTTTTTCCTGTTGCTGATTCACCTGCAATTGCAGTAATTTTGTTTTTGGGAAGTCCACCATGTAGTGAACCGGAAAGGAGTGCATTGAATATATAACTGCCTGTATCTACAAACGAGTCTACATCTCCTGCTTGAACTCCGTCAGCAACAATACCTGCGTACTCATTGCCTGTTGATTTGATTAAGTCTTTCAAAAAACTCATAATTATACACCTCTCATAATGTTTTTAATCATAACTCTATTATAGAGGTATCTATGAGATTTGTAAAGGGGTTTTTTAGTCTTTTTTCTGGTATGATTTGGCTAGTTCTTTGATAGAACCATCACATTTTACATGTTCTTCCATCATTGCTTTGATTTGAGATATCTGAACTTCCATGTATAAGAATCCGGCATATAATCCACCGATTAGAAACATGTAAACTAAATCTATCGCAGTGAAATCCATTAGTCGTCTAAAACAACTGTTGCATTAGCAAGTAGAACTTCTCTATTTGCCATGTGTTGTTCCTCTACTAAGTCTTTGTTTTCTCCTGTATAAGGAACTGCATGATGGTCTGTAATCATTTTCTCATTAACATTAACTCTAGTCTCTTCAGTATGAACAAATAGTTCACCTAGTATTCTTCCAAACTTTCCTTTGTCATGTGAGATTAAAGTTATTGTCTCTGCAGATTCTAATAATCCTTTAAGATGTTTTTTAGATGCTTTACCGAATTTCTTTTCTACTAAATCTCTTGTTCTGGATTCAGGAGTATCGATGCCTAACATCCTCACTCTTTGTTTTTTATAAACCATTCCGAAACCAAGGTCGATATCTACATCTACTGTATCTCCGTCCACGACCTTTGCAATAGTCACATTGTATTCATAAGTATTTTTCATAGCTTTATTTAGGATAATTGTGTCTTCTATGTGAAGTCTTCTCTTCCCAATCTTCTATTGCTTTTTTGATGGAGTCTTCTGCAAGGACTGAGCAGTGTAATTTGATTGAAGGTAATTCAAGGATTTCTGCAATCTCTTTATCTTTAATAAGTTTTGCTTCGTCAATCGTTTTCCCTGTAAGTAAGTCAACGAACAACGAACTCGATGCAATAGCACTTCCGCATCCGTATGTTTTGAATTTGACATCTATGATTCTCTCATTATCGTCTAATTTTAATTGAAGTTTCATTACATCACCACATGCAGGTGCACCTGTCATGCCTGTTGCAACCATTGGGTCTTTTGGGTCGAATCTGCCGACTGAATGTGCTTCTGGATTGTTCAGAACATCCTCGAATCTATCGACTACTTTTTTACTATATGCCATGGTGTTATTTATCCAAAAAAACTATCAAGACTTGCAACTGGTTCTACATTCCAGTCAATAAGATTGATAATACCTTTGAGTGGTTCAACGAATGCCTTGTCAAACTGTAAGTCATAATCAACATACTTCTGTATGTCAAACTCACGAGGAAGAACCGATAAGAATGAGATAACATTCTCTTTGATTGGGTTTGGTGTTGTAAGATATGTAAAGTGAAGTTTGTCTCCGTTCTTTATCAACTCATATCTTTTGTCTAAGTTTAGTTTCTCTAAGTGGTGATTGTAAAGTAAAGCACCTCGGACATGTATGGGTGTACCCTTTGAATAGATGTTTGAGTTGTCATGATACTGTTTAATGTTATTACACCCTCTTGGTGAGGCAATCTCTTCTACAGGTAGATTTCTGAATTCTTTTCTTGTTGTCTCAACAAAGTCCCACAACTCTTGTTCAGTCTTTGTCATTACAATGTTCAATGCTTCAGTAAGTTTCTTTCTTACCCATTGTGGAGTTGAAGACTTTGCAGTTTCAATTCCCATCATTTTTAATTTAGGTTCTCTGAGTCTTACACCTTCATTGTCATATACATTTAGAATATATCTTTTCTTTGCAGTCCAGATACCTCTGTCTGCAATTACTTCACGACCCATTTCCATTTTCTGTTGAAATGAATTCGTGTAATCTTTAAGGTCTTCAAATCCTTCTCTCAATGCCTTCTCAATTTCAACTTCAATCTTACATAAGAAGTCAACAACTTTACTCTTATCTTTCTGTTGTTCTGGTGTAAAGATTTGATTTACTAAATCATCAAGTGTGATATAAATTGAATCAGTATCCATTGCAACGATATAATCTTTGTCTGTTTTTAGAACTTTGTTTAGATAATCATTTGCAGTTTTCTCTGACCACTTGATTACTAATTGACCTGCAGTAGTGACTGACTCTGCAAGTTGTGGGTCAAAGAATGCAAACCACTGATTAGCAAGAACACCATATGCACTGTTCAACGAAATCTTTCTGACCTGTTGATTGTTATATGCTCTCTTGATTCTGACTTCAAGTTTTTTCTTTTCAATAGGGTCATCACATACTTGTAGTTCTTTCTGATAACCAATCATCTTCTGTTTGTATTCCTTTCTCTCATCGTATAATGTTTCCATGAGTTCAGGAAGAAAACCTTGTTTGTCTCTTTTGAATTTAACACCGTTTGGTGTGACTGTTAGGTTCTGTCTTTTCAATTCAGATAAGTCAATCTTCTTGTCTAACATACCTGCAATCTTGGTGTCCATAAGACCACTCTTCACCATTTTCTCTGGTGAAATATTGAACTGCATGATTAGATGAGGATAAAGAGAGTTCAAGTCAAATGACATGACCCAATTATGACCACCTACAATGGGTTCTTTAACATATGCACCTTCAATACGATGATTCTTTCCGTCTCGTCTTAATGCCTGAGGTGGTGTTTGTATACCTTGTTTCTTCAGATGATTATAGATGATTGTTTCCCAATACTTAACCATACCGAATGTATCATTGTAATTACACTTGGCAGAATATGCCATAACGATTGTTAGTTCTAAGAATCCAAGTTTCTCTTCTAGTTCTTCAACAAGAACTGCATCTTTAACATTATATGCAAGGAACTTTGAGTAGTCTTGTTTATAAAGTGTGTGTAGATTACCATACTCTGAGTAATCAATCTTACCTGTATTAAGTTCTACTTGTGAAATGTGTTCTAGTTTGTATGACTCTTGTGTTTGTGGTGTATGTTTACGATACAAGTCTAAGTAATCTACAATACTGATACCATAAAGATTGAATGTCTGTTGTTTCTGACCAAAGTTAGACATGTATTCTCTGACATCTGACATACCCCATGGTGATAATTTCTTATGTTCATCTTGACCAAAAACTTTGTCAATTCTATTACAAAGATATGTGATGTCAAATGAATCTACATTCCAACCTGTGATAATATCAAAAGAGGACTTTCTCCAGAATTTGATGAACTCTGTTAGAAGTTGTGCCTCGTCTACACAATTATAGTAAACACAATTGGCAGGTTTTTCATCCCAAGGACCTAGACCGAAGACATGTGTATTATGACCGAAAGGTTTGATTGCAATTGCATTGACTTTCTCACCTGCAATCATTGGTTCTGGAAAACCATCTTCACATTCACACTCAATATCAAGTGTTGCAATTCTTACTTTCTTTGTGTCGTATTCGAAATCTGTTGGGAACTTATCTGAAATATAAGTGTAAACATATCTATCATAACCATGTATTTCCATACCTGCAGTTTGATGATATTTTTCTCTGAACTTTCTGGCACCACCCATTGAGTTGAGTTCTACAACTTCAAGTGGTCTGCCGTCTAGTGATTTGTAAGGTGTGTCACCTTTTCTGGAAGGAACAAAATGTTTAGGTCTGTAATCGACCTTCATTTTTACCTTTTTATTGCCTTGATAACCTGTGACTAGTATTTTGTCGCGAGTACGACATACATTTGTATAAAAATCCATACTGTTAGTATACTACAGTAGGTCTATTCTGTCAATGTGGTTTGTTCTCTATCGTTAAGTAAATTGAAACATGCTTCATACTTTTCTTTTGCTGTGGCATATTTATCAATTTGAGTGTCAAGTGCTTGGGCAACTTCTGGATGTTCACCAATACCTGCGGGATTATTTCTGTATATTTCAATGTTTGCCATTGCCATATCCATTTCACCTTGATATTGACTCATTAACGCTTGTATCAAATCCATTATCTACCTCTTTGTCCCCTTACATTATTACCTGTCTCAACTTTAAAGTTCTGTTCTAGTTGTGGTTTAGGTTCAAATACTGATTGAACTTTATCGTGTCTTACTTCGAATACAAACTCTTTTGCAAATGGTATATAAGGAGCAAGTTGAACTTCCATTCTGTTGTCTTCTAAAGACACCAAACATTGTTGTGCATCAGTCAATTGGTACTTACCTTTCCACCAAAGATTCTTAAAGAAACCAATTAAGATTTCTCCTGTATCTAATCTAAGACACTTAACTTCGTCTCTTATATTACGCACTTCTTACCATCTCCTGTAATTCAACACTTCGTCTTCCAACTTGTCTGAACCATTTAGAATCTTCCATTTCAACTGCAACTTTCTCCCAATCACAAGCAACAACACCTTTCCACATGTTATTAAACTTACTGAATCTTGTTCCACCTAAGTTGAATGTCATGTTAACTAATACATGTTGTATGTTTTCTGGTAATGCATAGAAGTCTTCACCACCTTTTGATTCAAACAAATGAATAGTTTCATCTAAATGTTTATCAAAGTCATAGTCATAGACCTCATCTACTCTTTCTTGTGAGACTGGTGTGCCGACAGGTTGACCATGTTCATCATCACTATCTTTGATTAAGTGTCCGACACCAAAGGTTAAATAACCTAGTGAATCTTCGTAGACTTCAAGGACTTCTCCTTCATGTCTCTTAATTTCTGCCATTAATTTTTCTCTGTTCATTATTAACTCCTTGTTAAGTCGAATGGTACTACATCTTCTTCGTTTTCTCTGGCAGCTTCTGCGGCCTCAAATTCAAGATATTTAGCTTGCACTCTATTTTTTTCAGCAAACCAAGCATCTGTACCTGGTTCTTCATATTCACCAGTTATATACATGGTATCTCCGTTAGTTATTACTATCGGATATTGTATAGGTCTTTCAAATTCAGACATCTTTTTCCTCTTTTTGTATTTGCTCTTGCATAATCTCTACAAGAATGTTCCCCATGAGATTATTTAGGTCGTTATTATTTAGTAGATTATCAAGTTCTTCTCCACTATCTGGCAACCTTCTAATCGTTCTTTCAAAGTTTATGTTTGGTTTTCCGTCTTCAAATCCTACTTTACCATACTGATAGACAAGACCTTTAAAGTCTCCTTCTATAATTTCTATAGCAGCGTCCTGTTCGTGAGGATTCTCTACTACTCTAAATGTTTTACCGAATAATGTCAATGTCATCAGGATTCTCATTCCATACTTCAAGTGTATTTCGAAGTCTACCATCAGAACGGAGAGTATTGTATCTATTAGATGCTTTCTTTCTCCACCATTCTGTTAAATTATTTATTGAGTATCTATCATGGTTAGATTTCTTTATCAGTGTATCAGTTTTACCCAATATAACATCTTTAGAATTCTCATAACCTAAATCAGATACATAAAATCTTTTTCTTTCATTCAATCTTCTTGCATCATCTACTACTTCTGTAAAGGTCTTCTTATCATCTTCGTTAAGAGACTTCTTAATAATAGATATCATTTTAGATTGAACTTTCATTTTTCTACTTGATGCTTCTTCCCACACAATCGGACCACCATTCTTTTCTACAAAGAATTTCTCTAAGTCTTTAAAGTAATTGTCATTCATAAGTGGTGCAAAATTACTATCAGTTAGACCTTGACCTTTCATAAAAGGTTTTAAACCGTCATACTGTGACATACTCTTAGTTGAACCATATAGTGAGGTAGTTTCAAAGTGACATAGATTCATGTCATACTTCTCATCTATAATTTGTTTCACTTCATGTGAACAACACATCAATGCAAGTAGTTTACCACCAAGATAATTGAATCCAAATGGTTGAGTAGGAACTATAATCATTCCCATGATTGCATGTTTGTTAAATACAGGCATTGCTTCTGCACCCAACACTTCACCAAAATACCTATTTCTAGGAGCAATGTTCATCATTGGTGAACCTAGTCTTATGAAACCTACAATCTTATTTGTATTTGTTTCATAGACCATTAAAATTAATTTTCTACCAGGATTTGAGGCCTCAATTGCATGTGATGTAATAATCTCTAAGTAGTTATGAAAGATTTCGTGGTCTGCAACACCAACTCTAAAGTTCATATCTTCTGGATGCATGTTGAAGTCTGAAAAGAAATCGTCTGATAGATTAAAACCAAAAAGAGGAGTTGGCATTTCTGCCACCCTCTCTAGTTTTATTTTTCTCAAATAGTCTGCCATATTACCAAAGTTTTGATAATACTCGGTGATTTTATCAGAGGCAAACTTAGCGTCTTCCTCTGATAAGACTAAATCACATTTGAATTCAGGCATACTATAAGTTTGCTAATACATTCTCAGGTGATGATACTTCATATGGGTCTGTATCAATGTTGTCACCGTATCCTGCTTCTGCAAACATTCTTTCAATAACACCATCATTTACTACCATTGCATATCTCCAACTTCTAATACCGAAACCGAGATTTGCTTTCTTAACTGAAGCACCTATAAGTTGAGTGAATTCACCATTTCCGTCTGGTAATGGTCTCACATTCTCTACACCTTGTCCTTCAAACCACGCATTCATTACGAATGAGTCGTTTACTGATAGACAATATATCTCATCAATACCTTTTTCTTGGAATTGTGAAAACTGAGTTTCAAATCCAGGTAATTGGAATGATGAACATGTTGGGGTGAATGCACCAGGTAATGCAAAGATTACCACTCTCTTTCCAGCAAACTGTTCTTTAGTGTTTAACATAACAAAGTCACCATCGACTCTGATAGGCATAACCACTTCAGGTATTTGAGTTTGTCCTTCGACTATTTCTAGTCCAATCTTATTATTCATTTAATTCTCCATAATGTAAAAAGATACACCCATTATATTACAAATGAGTGTATCTGTAAAGGTAGTTTTTTAACTAATCTCAATAACTACTGGTTTGTCTTCCTCAGGAATAACTTTAACCAGTTTGACATGTAGAATACCATCTTTCATGTCGGCACCTGTGACTTCAACTAAGTCGGCAAGATTGAAACTTCTTTTGAAAGCTCTTGATGCAAGACCTTTATGAACAAAGTCCTTAGAATCTTCATCTACTTTACCTTCAATCATAAGAACATTTTTCTCCCTAGAGATTTCAATGTCCTCTTTGCTGAAACCTGCAACTGCAAGTTCTATGCAAAAGTTTTCATCATCTTCCTTTACGATGTTGTAAGGTGGATAATTAGTTTGTGTGTGATGTGACAATCTTTCGAGGTCTTCGAAGTACCTGTCAAATCCTATTGCGAACGGTCTGAATTGACCAAATATATCTAAATGCGTCATATGTTTCTCCTAAATTTTAGCAAGTTAATATATGTAATCCTCTATTGAGCAATTACAAGGGTATTTATAACACCCATATACCTATTATAAGGTCTTTTTTTAAAATTTCAAGGGGTTTTTACAATTTTCTGCACATTTCTTTTGCATCTTTCAATACCTCAATATTATTTGCAATAACAATAGACATCAACAGATTCATTTCAGTCATTACTTTTGGACTTAAATTATGATTTCTTCTATCAGTTTCTATGGCAGGTACTAAAATTATAGTCTTTACTGCAAACATTTTAGGTACTGATGGAGATTCACCGAGAAGAGGATTTGTTTCCATGACACAATCATATTTAAGACCACGATAGGTTGTATAGATATCTAAGAGTTGTAGACCAACAAATGCAGTCCATTGAAAATTACTAGGTGGTTCTCTGAATCGGAGTGAAGATGCGAACTTTCTCTGATTTTCCTTTGACGAGTATTCTATCGACTTCAGAAAATGCTCCCTCTGTACATTGTTGATATGTTTCTTCTGATAACAACAAGTCCACCCCCTCGTAATTGCGAGTTTGTCCTTCGAGTCTAGCACCAAGGTTGACGGCATCTCCAATGACGGAATAGTCAAATCTAAGTTCGGACCCCATGTTTCCAACAATACATTCTCCTGTGCTGATGCCAATACCGACATTAATAGGAGGCAAGTTGAGAGGAGAAAGTTCTTCATTTAATTCCTTGGTTGCAATTAATATTTCTTGTGCAGACTTCACGGCAAGTTCAGCATGATTTGGACAATTCAAAGGAGCATTCCAGAAAGACATAATACAATCTCCCATATACTTATCTATGGTTCCAGAATTATTTAGAATTATTTTGGTCTGAACATCTAAGAATCTATTAATTAAATTTACCAATCCTTCTGGGTCATCGTTGTTCTTAAATGCCTCTGATATGGGAGTGAATCCACATATGTCCATGAACATGAAAGTCATCTCTCGTCTTTCACCACCTAGTCTCAATTTACTAGGGTCTTTTTGTAGTTCTTCAACCATGTCAGGAGATAAATATTTTTGGAACTGCTTTTTGATTTGTTGTTTCTCTTGGTATGTAATATAGTATTTGTTAAACGAAGCATGTCCAAATATCAACAAGGAGCTTACTGATGAAAAGAAGGTATCGAAAAGAACGAGTTGAGAAGTCCACAAATAATAACCCCCACCCAGCTGAAGTGCAACTAGTGTTAGACTCATTATCCCCGCAAGAACTGTGGAGAGTTTGTAGACCATCAACAATATCATTAAAAGACTTAACAAAAGAAGAACAATCTCGAGCTGTTCAAGATAGTAGGATTGTTGTATTCGAGTGTCTTGCAAGACGGTTTGGATTAGGTTCGCTTGCACTTCATGGGGATACATTACACCCATTGGGGTTGAAACTGGATTATTCAGACCTTCTGCAGTTAGACCCCATATCAGAATCTTATTATTAAGACCTGATTCAGGTAAATCTACAGCAGAGATTCTTTGAAAAGTATTCCAATATGAAATCATTACATCACCTGTAGGTGTTGTAGATATGGGTGGGTTTCTTCCCATTCTCACCCATTCTACACCTAGTTCAGGTGTGACCTTTAACTGATAAGATTTTTGGTCAAAGAATGCACGAAGAGTTTCTAGTGCGACTGAAGGATATACTTGTTCATTTGCATAGACTAATAGTGGTGCAGAACGAACTGTTCCGTCAAAGTTTGGTGTTCCCGTAATCGGTGGAGTCGAAGATGACACCCCAACACCGTAAGTATTGTCTCTAAGTATGGGAATTGGTGATACTATCCCACTGTAATTCCATATAAAGTCTTTTGCCTCTGCACCACCTAGTGTGGAAGTTCCTACAAAAGGTGCAACTCCTGAATCTTTTTGTGGCGAAGGGGCAGAGGATAAAATTGAAAGTCTGTTTACTAATCCTTCTGCGAATAGTAAATCTTCGTTAGGGGTTCGGTCATTTTCACTAAACACCATACTAAAAACATGAGTATTACTATAATGAGAATCAAGCATAAGTTGACTGTAATTACCACGAGGTAAGGGATACTGACCAAGAGTCTCCAAAGTTTTCTCATCAATGTCGACCAAAACGATGTCGTTAACATAAAATTCTCCCTTTTGTTGATGTAGTGTATCAAACCACGACCATTGTATGTTTTCAACAATGTATGGTGACCATATCTTTAACCCTACTAGTAATGATATGCTTACTAGAACTGATTTCCAACTAAACATAAAATAAGTAGATTGCACCACCTATTAAAACTGTTGCTAAAATTATTCGGAATACTTTCATCCAAAATTTCTTTCTTTCACTTTTTCTATAGTCATTGACCATATCAACGACTCTTTGTGGATAATAACTCATGAGAATTTCTTTTGTATTCGTTTATATATGTAATATATAGAGAGTCCGTAAGTTGCAAGAACAGTCATAGTGAAACCTATGTAAATGAGTTCTATTGGTGTAAGGAAGAGAACTTGCCATACAAAATCACCAGCAGCTTCTACATCACCTAGTGCTTCAGGCATGACCATATCATTCTCTTCAAAGATTTCTAAAATCTCATCATACTCTTCTTCGGTGAGACACTCGTAAAATTCTGGTGGACATTCTGATTTCATTGTTGAGTGACCGATACCGAACAACCACCTACTGTTGCACAATTTTGTGTTAGTGTATATGATTTGTTTGTTGAACCTTCTTGTAAAAGATTTAGTGTTGTTGGATAACTTCCTTGTAATTGAATTTGTGCATTGTGATTTGCACTACCTTTTTGCATAACATTCGATATTGAGCCGTCAGAGTTGCCATAAAAATATACATGAGCATAATGGCTACCAGTTCCTTCTTGCCATAAATCAACTTCGACATCAGAGGCATGAACGTCCATATTAAATGTATGAGTTCCATTTTGATATACGTCAATAGTGTTATCATTATCCCATATATGTCTTCCGTATGTTGCACCACCAGTTTGTGAGACATTTTCTACATTACCAGTTCCATCAACATCTCCACCCCAAAGTTGTTCCATGTGGACGTGGTTATCTCCAGCAGATGCCACACTAGTCCACCCCAGTCCCATTAGGGAAAGTAAAAATAGAACTGCAATGTGCTGTGTGGTATCTTTCATTTAATCTATACTAACCATAAAAATAATAATGTAAATATTACTCCCTCACTGAATGATAACCATAACATATGGTAATCGTCTAGTCTCATTGCTGTCTGAAATCCATAAAGTTGGTTTTCGTGCCATTGACGAAGTTTTTCTAACATACTATTCATATAATTCTCCTAGTTTGTTTGTGTGATGGTAATATTTATAGACGAACCATCACCCACTTTAATTAGTGAACCTTTTTCGTCTGTAGTGGTTCTAATCGTTGCTTGTGCAAAGATTGGAAGTTTAATGGAGATAACCCCTTGAACTTCCCTGTAGAACCAAATTTGACCAAGACCCTTGTCAACAATTGTATTGTATTGAGAGTCCTTATCAAACCCAAATGCAGTTCCTTCTATTCTTGCAACTCCAAAAGGGTCTCCCTTTCTTTCTGCATCGATACCAACCTTTCGGTCAATCTCCAAAACTACATCTAGTAAATCTTGTAAGAAATCGACATCTAATAAGTCTCTGTCGAGTTCTGTATATTCCAACTCATCGTCTTCAAAGTAATCTTCTTCTAAATCATTGAACTCTAAAAAGTCCACGTCTAGAATGTTGCTACTATCATTTTCGTTGTTAGACGATTCTTCTGCAACTTGTTCTTGCACCTCTTCGGGTGGATTCACAATAAACATATTGTCAATCATACTTGCATC